CAGCACAGTAGTATCGTTCTTCATGGGCGTATTGCTCCTTGTGAGGTTCTGGCTGGCTTTGACACCCGCCACAATACGCCGCCTTTCAAATCACGCCATCACCCAAATTCCCGCATAGCTCTGATCTTGACGGCGTAAGTGCTGACCGAGGTTACATTGAAGATTGAGGTCCGCCGCACCGTGCCATCGGCCAGCACCACATCCTCAACCACATCGGCCGCCTCCACCACGTCCAGCGCAGCACCGGTCATAAGCGTCACAGTGCAATCGTGGTTCACCTCTTCAAAATGTTGCAGATCCGTGACCACCTTGACGCTGGTTGTGGGCGAGCCGAGCGTGCGCTCATCCGACACCCAGATAAAGGCCGTCTTGGGGCGGGTGGCGACCGTCTGTGAGCCCGCAAGCCCGAAGCCCGGCATCAGGTCCGTGGTGCCCGTGAGCGTCATCCGCAGCGGCAAGATGCCTGGCAGACCCGAGAGGTCCGGACCGCTGGTATCACCATCCAGCGCCACCCAGGCCCCGTTCACCTGCACCTCGATATCTGTGCGACAGGCAGGTGGCGTCACGCCTTCGTGCAGCACATCAAGATCGAGAATGCCGCCTGCCAGCTGCAGCGCTGTCAACTCGACCGAGAGCCGTGTGCGCTCGAACCGCGCAAAGTAGAGCCGCATCTTCATATCATCGACCAGGTTGCCCGCGAAGAACGCGCCATCGGTCGAGACAAAGAACGTGCCCTGCACCACCCCGTTGTCGGTATTGGTCATGGCGACATAATGATCACCGGTGGTGACCAGCACGATCGCATAGCGCCGTCCGGCCGTCAGGAAGGTCGGCGTGATCGGTAGTTTGCTCTCCACTAGCGATGGCAGGCCGACTTCCGTGGAAATCGCCCCCACTTGTATATCCACCACCGGCAGTGTGGTGCGCGAGATCACCCGGGACAGGTCTGGCATGCCAAAGGCGGTCTCGGTCACCAGCAGTGTGACATCCCCCGCGGCGGCCTTGCGCGAGAAGTAAATCCCAACCTGGCTCAGCCAGCCATCCTGCGAGTTCAGGAAGGTCTGGGCCACTTGCTGGCCGTTGATCGTGGCCGTGGTTGTGACCCGGTCCCAGTATTGCTCCTCATAGGTGTCGATCCAAAACCGCCGCACCCGGATCCAGTGCACATTGCCATTCGGCACGCGCGCGCCATTGGGCATGCGGTCCGGCAGGCCGTTGGTGACCTCCCAGGTCTCGCCATCCCGACGGAAGATATTGCCTGCCAGATCGTAGGTGCCTTGGCGCCACCAGCGGCTGTTGGTGCAGACCACCATGGAGTTGCCATAGCGCCGCCGCGTGCGGGCCCGGGTCAGCTGGCGGATGTCGGTGGTCTCGAAGGTGTACTGCGCCAGCCGCGTCTCGGAGGCATAGCCCGTCAGATCAAGCCGGATGCCATGGGCGTACTTGGGCAGAACAAACCCGCTGGTATTGGCGATATAGACGTTGTTGGGGTTCAGCAGCGCCAGTTCCGAGGTCTCGGAGCCCGCCCGTGGAAACCGAATGCCTTCCTCGACCAACGCGTCAAAATCAGGGTGATCGACATTTGAGCCATCAGCGGTCAGGAAATGGTTGGTGCCGTAGTAGATATAGGCACCCGGCGCATAGACCTCGGTGCGCAGCTCATCGAGCTGCTCCGTCAATTCCACAATCTCGGCCTTGGTCGCATAGCCCGCCAGCCGGTCTGCCAGCGCCGACAGATCCGTGCGCAGCGTATCGACCTGGCCGCTGATCTGGCCGCGCCAGCGCTCGAGTGCAATCGCACGGTTTGCGACATTGCGCAGGTTTGGCAGCTGTGTCGCCTGCCACTGCTCGATCGCCACAACGCCTGTGGTGTCCAGCAGCACATAGGCAATGACCGTCACATTGGCATCCGTGGCGGGATAGCTCGGGTCCGGCCCTTCGGTGCCCGCCACGGTGGAGATTTCTGCGCGGCGCAGGCTTTCCATCGCGACCGATTGCGGCTCGGTGGTGCCGGTCTGCGCATCGATCAGGAAGTCGCGGGGCTGGATATCCGTCTCGACCTCCTGACCAAAACTGACGATTGCCACGCGCTTGCGGGTCACAAGTGGCAGCACGTTGAAGAGATCAACGATGATGTCCTCGCCGCGTGCATAGACCGCGCCACCCGCATAAAGCCTGCCCGCCGACAGCGTGATTTCGGTGGCGGCCGTCTTGGTGGCCGAGAAGCCGGAATAGGCTTTGCCGCTTTCAACCGCGTCTCGAACGATGTGATCCATCGAGGTGCGGGCAAAATCCTGCATGTTGTTGAGATCGGCGGATTGCAGCTCCTGCCGATCGCGGTAGATGACGGTGCGTTCCATGTCTCAAACCTCTGTCAAAGTGCCGAGCGTGATATCGCCCACTGCACGGCGGTCGCCCGGTCGCGGCACGCGCCAGGTCTTGGTGTTGATCAGGACCTTGTCCCGCAGCGATTTGGCGACCATCACCGCCTCGCGCGCATCCGCGACGGGCTTGGACATGGTTACGGGCATTGCAACGTCAACGACCAAATCACCGCCTCGCGCGCATCCGCGACGGGCTTGGTGCTGGCGGCTACGACATAGCCATTGACGAAACGGCCCGCCGTGCGCGGATACCGCCGCCCTGTGATGCGGGTCAGCACCTCGGCGTGGTACGGCGGCATCCCAAGCCGGGTGTAGCCCAGATGCGTGGACCGCTTGCGCTCGTCGAGCACGCGGGCCGGATCGTGGATGTGCCAGCGATCATAGAGATACTGCCAGGCGATGGTCTCGGGCAGAAAGGTCCCGGAAACATGCTGGCACGGCACGCCGGGGAAAATTGCTCCAAACTGGCGCGGATGTGTCTCAGCAACCTGCTGCGGGCGCACATCGATCAAATCACCTTTTGGCAGTACAGTTGTGTATTGCTCGCGGCCCAGCCGGTAGCTGTAGGTCGTGGCCCGGGGGATGCGGACAATGCGTTGGCGCACACCGATATCATCAATCAGGAAGGCGTGGGCTTTGGGGGCGGCGTTCAGATGGATCGCGGCCGTGGGCTTGGGGGCCAGGACCACCTCGTCATAGGCAATCGCGTTGAACTCCCCAACGCGTTCTGGCGTCACCGTGCGGAGCGTCAAGGTCGTTTCGCGGCCGCGATCATGCAGCTTGGCGGTGCGCACATAGCGTGTGCCTTGTACCGAGACCGGATTGTTCGGCCCAGCAAAGGCGGTGCCCGGGCCGTCTGGCGCCGAAAGATACCGGGTGTTCCGACCGGAAACACCCCGGGCGATGAACGGATAGACCCGAAGCTGGGCAAAGCGGTTCAGATAGGCGGCGCGTTCCTCGCCCCTGAGCGCCTGTGTCATGAACGTCTTGGCGGGCGGCACGACGAACCGCCGCGCCTCGGCCCCCATGACGGACAGCGCTTCGGCAATGGCGGTCTGGGTGCCCTTGATGGCATGGAACGGCAACGCGCGCGCCATGCGCGCCCGCTTGGTTTCCTCTGGCCAGTCCTTGTCCCACAGATCGACCGACAGGCCCCAGGCCAGCCAAGGCAGGTGGCTGCTCGGGATCTGATGCGGTTGCACCAGCGGACGCAACCCGATGGGCAAATCGGCAATGCGCGCGCCGGTGAGATCGACAGCCTCCTCGAAGGCTGTGCGGTTGTCCGGCAGCAGGGTCTCGCGGCTCATGGGCAGGGATCCTATTCATCGCGCAGGGCCGCGATCGTCACGGTGATCGCCTCCAGAGCGTAAACCTCGGTCGGCCCGAGGACGAGGTCCTGTGCCGGTGAGGCGAGATCCACCGAATGCACACCTTCAACATGCAACTTCGAGAAGATCGCCGAGCGGCGCAGGTTCATGCCCAGCATCCGGTTGGTTTCCACCCAGTCAGATAAGGCTGACACGGCGCGGTCGCGCACGACATTGCCGTCTGGCCCGGGATAGAGGGTCAGTTTGGCCGTGATGTCCGCGCGATGCACCCGGGGGCCCAGCACTTCGACCATGTCTGTCAGGGGTCGGACATCATTGGCGATGAGCGACAGGCGGACGGTTTCGCGTTCCGTAAGGCTGGGCACCGGATCAGGTCCCGCCCGCAGGATGGTGACACGCACCCGGCCGGGCGTCGTCATGATCGCGGTGGCATCACGCGCCCAGGTCGCGGCAGTGAGCGCGTGATAGACATACGCCCCTTCAGGTCCGGCCACGGAGAACGCCTCCGGGGCCAGCTGCACGCGACGGCGCAGGCGATCATCGTCTTCCGCGACCAGCACGCCCGTTGTGTCCTCGACCTGCATCCGCTGCGTGGCAAACAGTGCAGCCAGATGATCGAGGTTCCCGCCATAGGATGAGGCCAGAAAAACCGAACGGGCTGCATCATTGATCCGCGCGCGCAGCAGCATTTCGCGATAGGCAAAGGCCTCGATCAGCTTGCGCGCGGGCTCACTTTCGAGATCAATGACGCCTGCGATGGCCGGAAACCGCGCGACGAGATCATCGCGCATCTCGGTGACGATCGCCTCGTAGTCCAGCGTCTCGATCACGTCCGGCGGCGTCAGACCGGAAAGGTTGATGGCGGTGAAACGGCTCATGGTTGGGCCTCGCGTTCCTCGATCAGCACCCCGTCCGGGTTGGCATAGGCATTGATGCGGCGCGCGCCTTCGACCGTGAAGTCGCCATAGGTGGCGCGCGGGCGGTACTCGCCCTCGAGAAAGAAATGCAGCCGTCCGTCGCGGGTCACTTCGACAATCTGAATACGGGTCACGCGGTAGCGCGGCTCGAATTGCTCGATCGCAGAGGTCACCGCGGCAAACCACGGCGTCACCTCATTGGGCGTGATGGTGCGCCCCAGCAGGTTCGGCACAAACGATCCATACCATTCGCGCATGATCCTGGCCCCAAACCGCGTGGTGAAGATGTCCTGCAGGCTCTGGACGACATGCGGCCAGCCCAGAAGGACGCAGCCGGTGGCCGCATTCAGGCCGACCGACGGATTTGAGGGGCGCATGGCCATCGGTCAGTCCGCATGACCTGTATCGTCATGGGAGCCGTCTTGGGTTTTGGCATTCTCAGCGGTCACATCACCAGCACCAACATCAGATCCTGTCTGCGATGGTTTCTTGGCCCTGCTTCCCTTGGTCATGGATTTGGGGGTGTCCGGCATGTCCGGCATGTCCAGCGCGCGCAGCGTGCCGAG